TGAACTTGCAGAGGCGAGGCACACCCATGTTGAATGCCATGTCCATCAAGATAAGTTGTCGCACAGCGTCTAAGTCATTTACACAAGTGTGTACTTGGCACAACTCGTTCTCTACAATCTTAATGTCGTTCATTGCAAGGTACCGTGCGTCTGCTTCGCTAATCCCGTATTCGTACACAACATCCATGTTGGGAATATCCATGTAGGCTAACTCTTCGGTACTGATACCTCTGTCTTTAAGATTGCGACCTATACCAATAGTCTCTATGCCCAAGCTGTCTTTGTACACGGTAAGCACCATGCCCTCGTGTTCAATTAATTTGTCCAAGAAGTGTGATGCGTTGTATTTCATTAGTTGCCTACCATCTTCTTGGCTTTTACGTGTGCTTTTGTAAACGACATACCCGCCAACATATCTTTTTTCATAGCAGCCATGTGCTTTTTGCTGTGATGTTTAGCGTGTTT